ACTACAGCGGGCTTTGCATCGATGAGCAAGGATTGCTGCAGAAGGTTAATCCTGAATTCACTGCAGAAGACGTCCCGGTTCGATGCCGTTGTTGTACGTATACCTTTAATGGTGAACGAGTGCCTGTAACTGAAAAGAACTGGCTAAAACCTTACGAAAAGGAAAACTGGGAATGATGATGAAAGAACAGGTTCTACAGAAAGAAAACCCTTGGGGGCGGGTAGTCAGGTTAAGGGTTCAGCTATCTTAATATGCAATTTAACATAATATACATTATGCGCACCAGTGCACAGATAAGCCAGAAATCAGCCCGTAGCCGTCACCACGACATTAAACGGCCATCGCTGGTACGTACTTTCGTCTTCGACCGTCAGCCTCCTGGATCGCTTCTGAGAACGCCGGAATGAAAAACAGGCTTTGCAGTGACGGGTATATTATGGCTGACGCCATAACGCTTTTTATGTCCTCGCTTCGCTGCGGGGCTTCCGGCGCAAAGCGCCTCCCATGCCTGACGGCATCAAAAAACAGAAAAGCCAGCGATGGCTGGTAGCTGAAAAATGAAGATTCGCCCTGCTTACCGGCATCCTCCCCGCTGCGCAGGGAGAACGCCGGCAATCATGGCTTTCAAAGTGGATTAACGACACGGGCACGAATGAGCATGTACAGCGTTCGTTTGCTGGCGTTGGTGCTTTTGGAGGTAAAGAGCGCACCTATTAGCGGGATTTTTGAAACCCACGGTACTGACGAATCAGCTTCACTGTCCCTGTTATCAACCATCCCGCCAAGAAGCACAGTCTGACCAGATTTAAGCTGAACGGTCGTCGAAATCGAACGTGTATTCGTAATAATGTCTGAGGCTGCCTGAGAATCAGAAATACTGTCTGCGTTCGTTTTGACATCCATTATGAGTAATCCCGCAGGTGTCACAACAGGAACTACCTGCAGAGAAATCCCTACGTCACGTCGTTCTATTGTCTGGAAAGGATTATTAACGCTTGCAGCTTCTCCGGTGATTCGTCCGGTCACAAAAGGCACGTTCTGACCTGCGGTGAATGTTCCGGGCTGGCCTGACATTGTAAGTATGCGAGGCATAGAAAGTAATGTCGATTTGTTCGAAGTCTCAAGCGCTTTAAGACTCATTGCCAGAACATTTCCATTAAAAATACCGAATGAACCACCTGAAGACGAAAGAACCTTGCCAAGCCTGTCAGTATTCACGCCCCCTGCTACTGGATGGCCTGATGGATCTCCGGCAGCAAATGAAAAGTCAAAACCGTCAGAAGCAGATGTTTCAAAAATAACCGACTCAACCAGAACCTGAATTCTGGGTACATCAACCGAAGGGAAAAATTCTTTCAATTGCTTATGTTGTGAAGCAGATGCGGTAACTGCAAGTATATTGGCTCCATCAAAAGGAAATACTTTTGTACCTGCAATGTTATCCCCTTTAAGAAATACATCAATTACCGGGGCAAGGTCTTTAGCTCTTACATTATTAACAGGGTAAGTTTGTGTAATCAGGCTTGCCTGAGCTTTTGCTGGATTGAAGAAATCGCCAGCAGGAGCAGATGAAGAATCCTGCGGAACATAATCAACATCATCCGAAAATGAATCGGCATATTCATAATTGCGTGAACTGTACTTCTGAACAACGCCCGGATTGCCATTGCTTAAATCGTAGCCATTTGCACGAAGTACAGAAACAAAAAACTGTGGTAATTCTTCTCTTTTAACATCAGCAGAATAAACAGTCACTTCCCCTTTCACATCAGACGACACAATAACTGGCTGACCAGAAACCTTAGAATACCATGATACAAACTCCCGAAGCGGTACATTGTTAAGCTCTACAGGAATTGCATGAACTGTAAATGTCAAAAACAATAAAATACTAGCAAGTAACTTTTTCATGTTTACCACCTTTAACAAAATCCACATTACACAAATCGATGAAAACCATTTTATAACCGTCTTTCTTTAAATCCTCAGATGTATATTTGTTCTTTTTTGAATCCATAAACTCAAAACTGACTTTATTCAAAAGTCGATATGACGAGATAATTTTAAACTCTGAGATATTGTACTTTTGAGCATTAACCTGTTGAGCTGCCTGTTGTTCGATAATTACAGGAGTATCAACGCGAGTAACAAATGAATATAAAAATGCGAGAAGCACGCCAAAAATGAAACAAAGAATCCTCGAGTACTTTCTGAAATAAACCTTAGTAAGTGTCATATAAAACCTTGAGTCTCTTTTTGTGGCGTAGCGCCCATGTGATAAAAAAGGCGGTAAATATGAAAACGAAGAATGTTCATAACTATCTGAAAATGCCTGCTTAGTGTCATACGCCTGATAGAGGTCACGCCCGGTGTATGTCCAGCGTTCTACTGTCATCGACTGAGGCGAATCACCATATTTAACGATACCAACATGCACTTTTGGTAGGGGCAATTTACTCCCCGTAATAAGGCTATAAACTGTACCTACAAACGGAATTGTGATTTTATCCAGACGACGGCAATAAACAACATGCTCCGCCAGAGCAACACGGGCTTGTTTATCCATGATTGATAAATCCTGAATGAGAAAAATAATATCCCACCCAAGTTTACGGGCATGTAAAAACCAGTTAATAACTGCCTGACGCTCTTTATCAGCCCATGAACGGGAATTAAACCATGTTCCGCATTCATCGAGTACGAGCAAGCCGTTTTTATTTTCATCATAACTATCATTACCCTTCCCTATGGCTAATAAATCATCCAGTGAGGGTTTGTCGGGTATGCGGACTACGTTAGGCGTTTTGGCAAAAATACCGACGCGAGGTAACTTATGTATGCGTAAATCAAGATTCGTCGCCACTTTACAGCCGGAGACAATTTTATCCTGTATTTTCCCTACAGCAACAAGCGTTTTACCTGCACCAAGTTTTCCTGTCACGACATAAACAGCCATTACGATTTATTCCAGTCAAGATAACCAATGATGCGGTCTTTTACATCAAATATGAAAATCGCAGCCTTTAATGAAAAAATCGCATAAAGGCAAGGCAACGCATTCGAAGGGATGATATAAGATATTGCATCTGATATTTCTGCTGGCAATGCTGCAACCAAATCAGACAAATAAGAGACCAGTAATTGATTGAGCCCCACGATTAAGGCCAGAAAAAGTGTTATTGCAAGTGCGATACGTGCAATACCTAAAGTAAGAAATCTTGCAAAATAACCGATTAAGGCCCCCGCAAGCCACCCAATAAAACGCGCAAGCAAAGGCAATCCTAAAAACGCTGGCATAATTACTCCTTACCTTTCCTAAGTATCCCGGCAAACGAATCGTAAACAGTAACAAAAGTCCAGAAATAAAGAATAAATGCAAAAACTGATTTAAACATATCAATATATTTGCACTCTATAGTGAATTCATATTTCTTTCCGGCAGCAAAAACAAAGGGAGTACATTGTTTTGCCGACGGTAATGAAGGAAATAACTTTCCTTTGGTAAAAGCATCCAGCAATGGTGAACTGTCACCAGAGCCAATTTTTTGCATATCAGCAGATGCACCAGAAAACTCCGGAGATACTGGAGTACCAGCCCCAAGAAGGCCGCCAACGCTGTCAGAGAGCCCTTTCACAGAGTCTGTAAGGCTCTGGACTGTTCCATCCAAAGAGGAGGAAATATCAGACTGAATTGCAGAAGAATCGAATTCTTCCGTCATAGCGTCCTTGTTGGCCTTAGCCATACGGTCATAATCGAAATCTCCGGTTCCTGAGCCTCCGCCAGAACCGCCACCGTCCCCACCTCCTGTGTTTCCACCATCGGAGCCGCCACCGGAGCCACCATCGGAGCCGCCACCACCAGAACCTGAACCGCCGCCATTAACTGGAGGTTGAGGAATTTCGGATGGCTGGCCTTGATAATCACAAACAAAAGGATCTTCGTTGAATCCTGAATGGAAAGCACAATCCCGAAACTTACCATTCCAGAATAAATCGTACATAGCTTTAGAGGAAACTGGCGTATATTGAATTTTAGTTACAACGGGGTCTGTGCCTGTAGATACTGAACCTGTATAAACGGTTAATGCCCCTTGTTTATTTACAAACCTATTCCCCTGGAAAATCCATGTATTTAATGGTTGCTCACTATATAGTGTTGGATTTGGACTATTCGGGTTTTGTTCGGTACCAGGCGGATATGTTCCATCTAAAGGATTAACATATGTGTGTCCGGGTTTTGGGTCTGTGCCGGTATTACCGTCACCTCCGCCACCTCCTTCATTATTACCACCGGAGCCGTCGCCAGTTTCACCACCATCACCCCCTCCACCTTCCGGGATAGCTACGCCCAGAGGTTTCCATGTTCCGAAGCATTGATTACCATCACCTGTACAAACAATTACACCAGTGGCATTCCAAAGGCACCCTTCAAAATTAGCATAACGGTCAAGTGTTTTGCTGTCTTTCCAAACATTTGCCATCGCACCGTCAATATCTGGTTTTGCACGGCATTCGTCATCAGTCACAGCATTTGCAAAAAAAGATGCAAGTAATAAAGATGGAAGTAATCTTTTCATTTTTAATGCCTAAAAGGGGTGGCATGAGCCACCCATTAATTAACGGTGTTGGCAGATAAAAGAAAGGCTAATATTAAGATGCGCGGTTAACAAATTTCTTAAAGAGTTTGATTCCCACGGTTGCACCAACAACTAATACAACCAATGCCCAGGCATAACCGGACATTTCTGTAGCCTGTGCGGTGAGAGAATCAAAAGCAGCTTTCGCCTGAGAGGTAGCATCACCTTCAGCAGCAAAAGCTGAAGAACCAATTACCAGAGTTGAACCTGCAACAATTTTAGAAATAACAGATTTTTTCATGTTGTAACCTCAGAGAGTTTTTTAAACACAAGGATGGAGTGAGAAATCACCCAGCCGATACAATAAGCAGCAAAGAAATAAGATAAATCACTCATCTTTGACCACCACTTATAACGCCGAGGCCGAAACAAATTACAAGCCCGGCGTTAAAGATTAGTTGATAAAGGGATTGAAAATCTGTCGCTCCCATAATCACTCCAACAATTCAAGCAGCATATCAACGTTGTAACCTTTTGATTGCTCGCCAGTTTGCTTGTCAGTGTAAGGGAAGCTGCGCTCGTACCCCGTTACACGGCATGGAACGTCAACAATTTCCTCGCCAACACGGCCTAAGGATTTTTTTGATTTGATGCGTATTACTGGAGGAAAGCTGTAAGCATCAGCAGCCGGAGATACAACTGTTGTGTAATAGAAACCACCACTACTGTTAAAACGTTTAATTTTCCCGGTAACTGTCGTTTCTAGATTTCCTAAATTACTACTCATATAAACACCTTTTAAATTAAGCTACACGCAGATGTGATGGTTTTAAATACCATGATGGAATAACGCAGTCAGATACTTTAATTTCTCTTGTCTGCTTGACAACAACAGGAGAGAATTTAGATATATTACATTTCTGTGCAATATCAATACCAATCTTCCTTAATCTTGCTCGATGTGTTTGGACTTGCTTTTTATTTAAATCAAAAATATGACCGTGAAACCATTGAATAGCATACATGGCTGTAGTATTGGCTGCACGAGTAGTGTCAACAACACCACGACTAACAAGATGTTCACTAATAGTTTCAAAGTCCATAGCATTCACCGATAACTTTTCATCAAGCTCAAGAAATTCAGAATGTAACTTATTTAACAGAGAATAATCAGAAAGCCCCCAATAGCACAGGGATTGTTTTTGGAGAAATCGAGACTTCAATTTTTGTTCAAACCTGACAATACCATTCTCTTTACAATATTTTATAACATCACTTATGTAATGAAATTCCCTTGAGTTCTCTGAGAATTTGTTTTTAATTTTCACAAGACTATGTAGCTCAAGCTCATGAGCTTTGTTATATACCGTTGGGTATATAAGGTTGACATTGCCTTTTTTTGAAAGCCAGTCAACTGACTTTCCATTGGTATGCAACCGTGGAATACTATTCCTGTAAGGTTGAGTAGAAAGGCCAGAAATATAATCATCCTCATTACCCTTCCCTACTGATTTGTTTGATGTTATATGCAGTTCTTTAATTAAAGCACCATCAGTAATTAAATGAGCTTTTTCATTCTCTTTAGATTGTCCGGGCATCAACTTTGTACACTTGGTAAATAATGGTAATTTCAGTTCAGTTAGAATCTGATTAAATACCATGACGCAAGCATCTACAGTTGGAAGCCCAAAGAGATTATCAAGACGTCCCCAGCGGGACGGATTTCCAGTCATTTTTAGCACTGAACCACGGATCGAGATCGAGACAACATCACAGAAAGATCCACGGTGCTGGAAGGTTGGTTGAGATAATGCGCTAGCCTCCCCGCTTTCAAGGTGAATGCGCTGATAAGCTACGTCAGAGATGATGGGCAACTGATAGCCAAAATCCTGCTCAATACTCAACCAATCGAAAAACATAGCATCCATGTATGCAAGAATATTTGGATACCTTATACAACAAACGCACACATGCATACAAGGGCGCATCGCTATTTTTATGCAATGTAACTAACATGCATGAACCCAAAACACACAAAGACTAGATTTATGGCTGAGAAAAAATACACGTCCCTGCGAGTACCGGAAGAACGTAAAATGGAGCTGGAGAAAGCCGCTATTGAAGTCAGCTATGCCACCGGACGCATGGTGAAATGGACTGACATGGCGTTCTATCTCATGGATGAGTATCTAAAAGAGGCTGTCAGAGACCTGAAATCATCAACAAAAACGTCTACCGGCGTGGGGAAAAAATGAAGCACTACGCAGTGCGAAAACCGTGGGAAACCACGGTAAAGTTCGGGTGTCACAGAACCCCGAACCGCTTCGCGGCGAAAATTTGAGCATAGCTGTTACCATTGAAATTCAGTAGACGGAAAGAGAACAGAGAAATGAAAACCCGACAGATGCTAAAAGCGCTTAAAAAACACACTGACGAGACACGAAGAAGAGACATCGATAAAGGCATCGTCGGATACGCCCTTTTCGATATGGAAAAACGGGCTTTTATGACTTTTAGGAATATAGGTAGTGGCCCTTTTGAATCCTTTGTCGGAAATATAGAAGATGCCTACATTGCTGATTCGCGGGAAGAGGCATTGGACAAGATGATAACGATGCTGGATGATTATTTTGACGTGAAAATCGTGCCCTTAATCTCAAACAATCTCTTCGGGTTATCACCTGCACCTGGCTCGCTAGAGAGCTGCTACGACGAATTCGATTAACTGCCCTGATGCGCACAATGACGTTATGCTAAAGAGGCCGCCGCGGGAGAGATTTTCGCAGCGGCCTTTTCAACATAACGCGTTGACATTATGCGCACCAGTGCACAGATAAGCCAGAAATCAGCCCGTAGCCGTCACCACGACATTAAACGGCCATCGCTGGTACGTACTTTCGTCTTCGACCGTCAGCCTCCTGGATCGCTTCTGAGAAC